ACCCTCTGGCAGTTTTGGAGTTGCTTAGCTCCGAGACGCCTACCCCACCCCCAGGAGCCAAGGTGCTTTCCATCGCATCTTGACTTCTGTCGAGCACTCTAGCCCATAGGTGCTCGAGGGCTTTGCCCACGGGTCGGGGAGGAATCCTCCCGATGTGGAGAAGAAAATATTGGTTTTCCTCTCCAGGTCCCGGACAGTTCGTTCGTACTTCATCTTGGATCCCAAGATGACCGTCTTCGACACTTTCCGCCGGAAACGCTCGCTGCTCATTCTAACAGAAGGAGCAGACGGTTCGAGTGATTCCGGGGGAGCTCTAAAATAGAACTCCACGGACCTAATCCGACTGACGGCTTGCCTGTATCCCTCTTTTAGTGATACACGCAGCTGCGCATCATCGGATAACGCCAGATCGCTTAGAAGTTCTAAGGACTGGGCCCGCCAATTGGCTGACTCAGCTAGAACCTCTCTTACCCAACCCGAGGCCGCACTGTCCAGTAAAGACTGTCCAGAGCGCCCAAGGGGGGAAAGTCCTAAACCAATCACAAGTTCGTCCATTGGACGTTGTGACAGGTAGGAAAGCCACCTGACGTGGTCGGTGTCTGAGCGTTTCGGAGCAATAGGAAGGCCTATTCCTCCGTACGCCTCAGGTGCACCGAGCGGCAATCCCAGTCTCTTTGCAAGCATCCAGGTATAATAATACGGGGATAGCTTCCAAAAGAACTTAGGGATTCTTCTGGTGGGACGGGTGTCATCACCCCCAAAAGCACTTGGCTGGGAAACCCACGTCACGTGCCCTTTTGACCCACCAGGAGGCGCCACCAAAACTGACGTTGGCCAGAAAGGAACTTCAAACCCACTCTCCAGCGGGATCTCCGCAATGAGAGCCCTTGTAGGGTGGTTGAAGCACTTTTGCCACGACAATGTCGCGGACAACTCCTCCAGATGGTAGTAATACCTCTGTTGTCGGAGTCTGTTCCAACGCGGGAGGCAGGCGTCATCGCCTACCGCCCTCAGTTTGGCATCGGTACGGTTAAGGCCCCTGTAGTATCGTTTACGCTCCCTTGGAGTGTAAGGATACGCCTTGAGCGTTTCATCTGCTGCGCAGAGTGAAACTAGCATCAGGGCCGGGAAAGATGTGGGATCGCCCATCATCTGCCCGGTGGTCGTAATCGTACCGGGAGCCGCATTCAACTTATCGATCCATTCGTTCCACATGTCAAGGACATGGTGAGCGTGGTCGATGTTTGAGCGGCCCATAAGACCTCTCCTAGTTGAGCTTAAAAAGTCATCATCTAGGAGGGGAGCCTTCGGATATTGCTCGAGAAGCTTCTCCGGACGAATCTCGTCCGGTGGACACGAGAGGATTTTCTTCGGCCCGAACAGCTTGGGGAACCAACGCTGATAAGGTCGGAGTGAGGGATAGCGCTGAGCTAACTCCTCGTAAAACCCTCGCGTGAGCCACTCCGGGTGGAAGTCAGTCGCGGCGGTACAGTCCTGGGATTCCCATGGACCGTCCTCACCACGCATATCCATCCGGAGAGGGCCCCCGAGCGCCTCCGAAAAGCGCGGGTCACGGATCATAACATGGTCCGCCACTCGCCTTAGGATCTGTTGAACAAGATTCGCTGCGGTAAGACCGCAGGTTGGAAACCTTGTCTTCAGTCCCTTCTCCTCAGCTGTAATCGGCAGGATTGGGAGTACATCAATGGAATCCATGATGTACTCAACTCCTAACCGAAGATAGCTTTGGAGGAAACGGCCGCAGTCGGGTAACTCCTTTTCTAAGGTGTCCCAGGGCTTTCTAAAGAGTGCCTCCGCTCCTCCTCCCCCACCAATAGTGGAGGGGTGAAGAGATTGAGAGAGCATCTCCAAGTAAGTCCCATCGGCGTCTTCCCCAATGGGAAGATGACCAGACTGTGACCGCTTCTTCTTCAGTGCATAGCCGAGAAGCACAATGTGCTGAACTCCCATAACATGCCCACCATCACTCCTAGGATAACCTAGTGCAGCGTTGGCCGATGGCATGGTATAGAGTTCCTTGGGGCCCAAAGTGGGACCCCAACGCTCGACATATGACCGAAGGAACGGTCGCCAATAGGTAGGTTCAGGCTTGGGTTCTGATGTCAAACGTGACAACAGACCTTCAAGACCCGTCTTATCCTTTGGCGCGGGGGGAAGTGCCCTAGCAATGTAGGAAGCCAACATTGCAGGCATCTTCTCCTCGAACACTAGAAGCCTACCGTGAGGCTTAGAAGCCCCATAGTACCAAGCGCGACAAGCTTGTGCACACGCCTTAGCGCGTTGTGCTGCTTCTAGCGGGTGGTATACTAGTTGTGTGCGGAATCGCTCCACACCCTGCAGCCTTCGGCTGTTCAGAGTAGGAGAATACCCATACTTCGTAATATACCACGCCCGTTCTTGCTGGTATCCAGTAAGAACGGCGTCCCACGTAGCCCTCATAAACTCGAGAACTTCCTTGTTACGCAAATAGCGACGCAAGGCAGGATCCTTCCCATGTGTGATGCGCAGCCCTTTGGCTACGTATCTGAGAATATCCTCCGCCCATAGGGCGTAAAACTCGTGGTTTGAGAGCCCGGGGGTCCTCTTGGGAGGCTGTACTGTTAGCACAGCCTTACCAGAGCCCTCCAAATGAGAACCAGTGTACCTAAAAGTCCGGCATAAAGCCAGGACTTCCACAGGGTACACCAGCAGTGGTTTAAGTCGGCCATGAAGGGAGAGCCCTTCATGCGTCCTGTAATACCCGTCAATTGACGGCATTACTGACGTCCCGAACTTCATCCACAGCTCAGGCACTACCGCCTCCGGGGAATTTGGATCTCCGGAGGACGGCTCGGCTTCGTCCAAGGACCATTTGGTCTTGGGCTTACGCCGGTTTCGTCTTTTACCAGACGAAGAGGGACCCTGTTGAGGGTCCAGGGCGAGCTTACGCTCACCCATGATGCCACTAGAATTTCTG